GCAGAGGTTTACGGCAATGCAGAGGTTAAGAGACAGACGCACATTTTTCAGCTTGGCGCAATCGGTTCCCGTGATGGCTTTACAACCTTTTTCCGCACAAGGGATAAGCAAATTTTTGTTTCCTGCGGTTGTTTCTGTGGCTCTATTGCCGATTTTGCCGAAAAGGTGAAGCAAACACACAGAGAAAACAAGCACGCCAAAGCGTATGCTTTGGCGATTGAGCTTGCTAAGTTGCAGATTGAGGATGTGGAGGGCTGACTATGAAAGTAACCCTTTTGGACAAGCCCAACCCGGAAATCTGCGGTTTGGCTGCTGCCCTGTGCTATGACAGCAAGAACCCGGAAAGCGCACTGAAACACGCTATGGATGGTGGACACGAAAGCGTACTGGAACACGCAAAGTTTACCTTCCTGGTTGAGGGTGTGAGCCGTGCTTTGCTGGCTCAGATCACCCGGCACAGAATCGCATCCTTTAGCGTACAAAGTCAGCGGTATGTGAAGTTGACAGGCGGCTTCCCTTATGTTATCCCACCAAGGATTGAAGCGTTGGGGAAGGAAGCTGTCAAGCGGTACAAGGCACAGATGGAAATGATTGACCGTTGGTATAACGGTTGGTTGGATGCGCTGGGGAAAGACGGTGCGGAGGATGCACGAATGGTGTTGCCCAATGCCTGCTGCACAAAGCTGATTGTGACAATGAACATTCGAGAGTTGCGGCACTTCTTTGCACTGAGAACGTGCAACCGGGCGCAATGGGAAATTAGAAACATGGCTGATGAAATGTTGCGCATCTGCAAGGCAGAAGCCCCCACCCTGTTTGTGAATGCCGGATGTGCTTGCATGGCTGGGAAGCCCTGCCCGGAAGGCAAGAAAACCTGTGGACATCCAAGGATGGTGATTGCATGACGGCCTATGAAGCTGCAAGGAAATGGGGTACAAACCAAAGCACGTTAAGAAAATGGATCAATACTGGAAAGGTTGAAGCTGTCAAAGTAAAGGAAGATGGTCACAGATGGAAATGGGTCATTCCTGATGACCACCCACAGCCGAACGCAAAAAATGCCGGTACTCCGGGGGAGATGATCCAAAAGGCTGTGCTTCGCAATGGTGGAAAGCGTGGGTACATTGCTAAATATGCAGGTACGTTTTCCGTAAGGCACATGGCGCAATTTCTGGAAACCACCTGCACAGAAGTAAAGGCTATCTATGATGATATTGTGGCGAAGGGTGGGTTTTGACAATGGCAGAGAATACGCCCATGTGGATACAAGCCTTGGATTATTTGTACAGGGAGATCAAAAACACCAAAATTTGCATTGGTCATGCAGAGCGCAGGAAGGGCATAACGGAAAAAGAACTTAACGATTTGAGCCGAAAAGCGGCTACCCTTGAATGGACGGCTGCGCTGGTGCTGAAGGAGGGAGCGGAATGAACGAATTGAAGCCATGCCCATTCTGCGGAAATGTTGCGCACATCTCATCTTTGAAGCAGAGCGCAACACCTAGATATTATGTGGTGTGCAGCAATAGCAAAGGTAGGTGCATTGCATCGGAATCATATGTATTTGGCAGGAAGTATCCCAATAGAGAAGATGCAATTTACGCTTGGAACAGGAGGGCAAGCAATGAAAACGCCTGACGAGATCAAGAAAAGTTTGGAATGCATGAAAAAAGCCTTTGATGAAAAGTGCGACTTCAAGTGCGATAGATGCCCGGTGTACGTTCCGGGTTACAAAAACACATCAATGAGTGTTGATGCCCTCGCCTACATCCGGCAGCTTGAAGCGGAACTGGAAACAGCCAAGCGGGAAAGGGATGCTGCTGTAAAAGACCTTTGGTACTCAGGGGAGTGTTTTGACTGCAAATACAGGAACAACCAAGAAGAATGCGAGGGTACGGGTTGCTGTTACACTTGCAAATTGGATTGCCCTTGCGCTAAGTACCCTTGCGGATACGAATGGCGTGGCGTTTGCCCGGAGAATACGGAGGTTGATTGACAAATGACTTTACGTGAACTGATTTTTGGCAAAAACCCGGGCGTAAAAGAGATTCTTTCGGTTTTGCAACTTACAGAAATGGACATTGAGCGATTCAGAGACTGCTGGATTGTTGATGAGGAAGACAAAATCGTCATCTTCACCCGCACAGGTGGTGGAAATCGTGAGGATTACCCGAACTCGGCACTAGTAAACCATCCGTTGTATCTGTATGACGAGGATGACGATTTCGATCAGACCTATGCTTATTACTACTTTGCAATCCCTGAAATGAGAGAGGTGAAGGACGATGACTGACCGGGAAAAGCTGGTGGAGATACTGAAATGCCAGCCGTATGGCTACCACACATACGAGGAGATGGCGGATTATCTTCTCGCCAACGGCGTGACGGTGCATCGGTGGATTCCTGTGACGGAAAAGCTGCCGGAACCGAATAAAGTGGTTTTGTGCATCGGTGCAAGGGGCGGGATGTTTATCGGATACCATTGTCAAGACAAAGAGCGTAGCGAGGACAAAAGCATGTTTTTCTATGTTCCGAACAGCCGAAAAGATCGGATCGCAATCAAGTGGCAGCCCCTGCCCGAACCGCCGAAGGAGGAAACTTACAATGGGTAAAATCTGCCCCACAACCGGATTAACGTGCATTGCATGTGTGCCCGGTGCGCCATGTGCAAGGGAAGATAACATCCTTGACTTCGAGGCCAATATGCCACATTCCGTGTCTGAGGTTATGTGCTGGAAGTGTGGTAAGCGTTGGATAGCGGTGTATCAGTCGGATACCTTGCTTAAAGAATTGGAATGCCCACAATGCCACAATCAAGGATTTGCCTTTTTAACAGGTCAGGAATTAAAGGAGGACGCATGATGCAGGAAAACAAACAAAAGAAATCCATCCATCCGGCGAAGGTGTATCTTTCGGCCTACCCGGCCATGAAGAAACGCTTGGAGGATTTGAAAGAAGAACTGGAATACATAAGAGAAACCGCCACAAGGGCAACAAGCAAGCTGACCGCCGAACGGGTCAGCGGAACCAGCATGAAGGATGGTATGGCGAATGCCGTTATCAAGGGCATTGAAACAGAAGAACGGCTGCAACGTACCATCAACAACCTTTCCGAAGCCTTGACGGTACGCCTGATGCTGATTGAGGAATTGGAGGATGAATGGGAAAAGCTGATTCTGACTGAGCGATATATCAACGGCAAAAGCTGGAATCAGATTATCAAGCGTATTCCCTATTCAGAAGTACAAGCGTTTAGAATGCACGGTTTTGCGCTTAACCACTTCTGGGAAATTTACAAAAAGCATCAGAATGATAGTAAATGATAGTAACAACCATGATATAATGCTAATGTGTTGAAAAACACACAAGAGCCTGACGGGGAAACTCGTTGGGCTTTTCTTATGTTTACAAGTGGATGTGCGCACATTTTAAGTGGGCGGGATTTCCTCCGGCAGGGTGGGGGCTGGGGTAACAAACGAATGAAAGGCGGTGTTTGGTTTGGCGTTATCAATTAAACAGGAAGCCTTCTGCGTTGAATATGCCAAGTCAGGCAACGCCAGACAGGCATATAAAAACGCAGGGTATAATTGCAAAACAGATGCGTCTGTTGATGCTTGCGCAAGTCAGCTATTAAGAAATCCTAAGGTAAAAGAAAGGCTTGCGGAGCTTGCCGAGGAAGTAAAGGCCGCTTCCATTGCTGATATTACCGAAATGCAACAGAAGCTAACGGCTATCATCCGGCAGGAGCTTGGAGAAGAAGTGGTTGTCATGGAATCCACAGGCGATTTTATGACACAGGCAACGAAGGTTGAAAAGAAACCAGCCATCAAGGATGTTATCAACGCTATCAACACACTGGGCAAGATGCAAGGCGCATTCATTGAAAAGGTGGAACAGACTGTTGATATGGATTTGAATATCACAGTTGACTATGGGGATGGTTCTGAATGAACATCAGCGTTCAAGCCAACCCCGTTTTCAAACCCGTAAACATGAGCCAAAAACGCTATATCGTTATGAAAGGCAGTGCAGGATCAGGCAAGAGTGTTGACACGGCACAGAATTATATCCTTCGTCTTATGAGGGACAAAGGTCGCAACCTTGTTGCCCTTCGCAAATCCGATATAACCAACCGTGACAGCACCTTTGCAGAGCTTACGGGCGCAATTTACCGTATGTTTGGCGATAAAGCCGAACAATACTGGCAAGTCAATATGTCACCCTTGAAATTGACCTGCAAGACGAACGGGAACCAAATCATATTCCGTGGAATGAATGACGAAAAGCAGCGTGAAAAGCTCAAATCTATTACATTCCAAAAGGGCAAACTTACAGATGTTTGGCTTGAGGAAGCAACGGAGTTTACTCAAGCTGATATCGAAATCATTGATGACCGTCTTCGTGGCGAACTACCAGAAGGACAATTTTATCAGATCAGAATGACCTTTAACCCAGTATCTAGCAATCACTGGATCAAGAAGGTCTTTTTTGATATTCCTGACCCGAACGTATTGACGCACCATAGCACCTATCTGACAAACCGCTTCATTGATGACGCATACAGAATGCGTATGGAGCGCAGAAAGGAAGTAGACCCGGAAGGTTATCAAATATACGGGCTTGGCGAATGGGGCGAAATAAGTGGCCTTATCCTCCACAACTGGAAGGTTGAGGACATATCCCAAAACCTTAACGATTATGACGATATTGCCATTGGTCAGGACTTTGGCTTTAACCACGCCAACGCCATTCTACTGCTTGGTATCAGGGATGATAACGTGTATGTTCTTGATGAAATCTATCTATTCGAAAAGGACACATCAGAAATCATTCAAGCTGCCATTGCGAAGGCGATACCGAAGAACAGGCAGATGTGGTGCGACAGCGCAGAGCCTGACCGAATCAAGATGTGGCAAAAAGGCGGCTTTAACAGGGCAAAAGGCGTTGACAAAGGTGGTTCTGCTGGTTCTGTAAAAGCTCAAATAGACTGGCTGAAACAGCGAAAAATCTATATCCATCCTCATTGCGTTAACACCATTAAAGAGTTGCAGCAATGGAAATGGAAAAAGGACGAAAAAACAGGTGAATACCTTGATGAGCCTGTGCCGTTCCAAGATGACGCTATGGCGGCTTTGCGCTACGGCGTTGAGGGCTGGCGAAAAGTTAAGAAATGGTTGGTATAAGGGGTGAAACAATGGACAATTACAAGCTGCAACATATGGATATTGACCTATCCAAGCCGATTTGCAGAAAAAACGTTGGTTTGGTGATGGGTTCCGGGGATGAGAAAGCCAACACATTTTCAGTAGGCGTAAAAAAAGATGGGAAAGAAGTCACGCTGACTGGCTGTACGGTTGTTGGCTATCTGATTATGCCCAATGATGAAACGATCAGAATTGCTGGAAAGGTAGAGGACAACCAAGCCAGCGTGATTGTACCAAAAAGTGGC